GTCCATTTATCTTGATCACCTCCAGTACCATAAGTTCTGCTCATATAAGCTGAAGAAGCAGAATCAAACCGACATGAATTATTAATAGTACTTGGAGTTACTCCACCACCAGTAGTAGAAGCAGCAGCAGCCATCATATAATTGTGAAATAATCCCATTTCTATTCCTAAGTTGCTACTGGGGCAGCAGTTGTACTCTCTAGTGACAGAAACCCAGATGGGGGTGTATAGATAAATGCCTTGTTCCCAAAATTAAGTTCCCAATTTCCTTGTCCACCTCCTCCTCCATAGCCTGCTGAGAAAGGAACTATATTATCACCTATACTGGCATAACCTTCTCCTGATCCAGCAGCAGGATCTCCCTCCCATGAGTTTTGTACTCCAAACCATATTTTATTATTATCCATATCAAGAGCCATCTGGACGATATCATTGGTAGACCAATTTCCTAATCCATTAGAAACCCGTGATCCATTATGACTTTTGTTTCCTTTGTCACTTTGAATCCATTCATTGCTGGCAGCATATCCACTTCCAAGAGTTGATGTAGCCAAGTTTGAGTCTGATGCCCATATCCCAAAATGACTATAATTTGATCCACCAGATGCACCAATAATTTTACCTTCCCAGTACCATTTTCCACTATTAACACTTAAAGTAGATGGTGCCCTGCTAGTCAAAGCACTTGCAGAAAGAACTACTTTTAAACCACCTTCTGAAATAGTGGCTCCTGATAAATGACCTGCACCAGTATCTGTATAAGGACTTATAATCGGATGATTTTCTGTTGGAGTATCTAGCATTTGATCGGCAGCAGCTATATTCGTTTCCGTGAAATCATTTCCGTTACCACTTTCATCATCTCCCAAATTTCCACTATCTTCAAAATCCAGATAACAGCCATTCGTTCCATAGGAACCGGAGTATGCTATTGGTGTCCAAGTTCCACTATCGTCCATCCCAAAATCCTCGGCATCTTTTTGTTCTCCATCAATGATATAAAATTCTGCTACATATCCCCAAAGATAATTAGATGTTCCTGTGTATTGTCCTAATAGATGGGCACTAGTACTACAAACATCGAAATCAAAATTTAATGTTACAGTATTATTTGTTGTCCATGATGTTATTTCTGATCCATCTAAATAAACTTTCATCCGGTCAGCCACAACTCCACTTGTAGAATCTACGGCAACAACTAGATGATGCCAGTTTGACACATCAGTAAAAGTTGCAGTAGTTTTACGGAAAGTAGTTCCGTCCGTTACAGTAAACTTATTGTCAGCATTGTCAAAAAATAGATGGGTCGAACCAGCTGACAAAATAGCCATGTCATCCTCGTTGGAGGCTTTGTTAACGAACTTCCACCAGAACGAAACTGTCCACGTTCTTCGGTCTGTATTACTGCTGGGTGTAAACGACATATATGCACTAGCACCATCAAATCGACAAGAATTATCTATGTCAATAGGTTCGGGAGGAGCTTCTGCTCCTGCACTCCCAAACATTTGTGTTCCGAATACAGGCATTAGCTGAAGGCCAACTGTACGGCACCAAGCTGGATACTTCCAGCAGCCTTAACGAAATATGGAATAATATCAACAGAACCCCCAGCTGTACTAAGAGTTATTCCTTCACCACCTGCTGTTTCATAATCAGTTCCTAAACTAAGTGTACGTGATCCCGTTCCATCTTGAATTAAACAGATAATTCCAGACTGGCCGACTTGCTCTGTGCTGGGATTTGCAAGAGTTATATTACCATCTAATGTAAGTACAAAGTTTTGGTTAGCACTAAAGTCAAGTGTAATACTTCCTGTGTTTGAAGTATCCGTATCTGTCTTAGCTAAAACAGTAGCACCAAAGTTAGCTACACCACCAACACTTAATGCTCCTGCTATACTAACTGCACCTCCTATAGTTGTTGTACCTCCAACTGTTAGATTACCCACCAGTATTGTATTACCTGATACACAAACATCGTCATCAAATTCAGCTTTACCTGCTACAGTTACTGTACTTGCAAAATTAGCAGCCCCACCTACACTTAATGCTCCTGCTATACTTACAGCACCACCTATAGTTGTAGTACCCCCTACGGTTAAGTTACCTACAAGAATAGAATTTCCTGATACACATACGTCATCATCAAATTCAGCTTTAGCAGCAAATGTAGCAATACCTCCTACTCCTAATGTACCAGTAAGAGTTGTATTCCCTGCAATAGTTACTGTACTTGCAAAATTAGCAGCACCTCCGACTCCTAATGTGCCAGTAAGAGTAGTATTCCCTGCAATAGTTACAGTACTGGCAAAATGAGCAGCCCCTCCTACAGATAATGTACTAGCTAAACTGACTGCACCTGCCACTGTTACTGTACCAAGTAAATTAGTAGCTCCTCCTACACTCAATGCTCCTGCTATACTAACTGCACCACCTATAGTAGTAGTACCACCTACGGTTAAGTTACCTACAAGTATCGTATTACCAGAAACACATACATCATCGTCAAACTCTGCTTTACCCACTACAGTTACTGTACCAAGGAAATTAGCAGCACCTCCAACACTAAGAGCACCAGCAATACTGGTTGCTCCTCCTATGGTGGTAGTACCTCCAACTGTCAGATTACCCACAAGTATTGTATTACCTGAGACACAAACATCATCATCAAACTCTGCCTTTGCAGCAAATGTAGCTATGCCTCCAACACCCAATGTACCAGTAAGAGTTGTATTACCAGCTATAGTAACTGTACTTGCAAAATTAGCTGCACCCCCAACTCCAAGTGTACCAGTTAAAGTTGTATTACCAGCTATGGTTACAGTACTGGCAAAGTGAGCAGCACCTCCAACACTCAATGCACCAGCAATACTTACAGCTCCTCCTATAGTTGCTGTACCTCCAACTGTTAGATTACCTACAAGTATACTATTTCCTGATACACAGACATCATCGTCAAAATCAACCTTACTTACAAACTGAGCAGTCCCAGATACAAAGGCAGTTCCACCTATAGTTATATTTGTTACGGATATATTACCTGAAATATCAGAACTAATACCTGTAAGATTAGAACCATCTCCATAGAAAGCACTGGCACAAACCTTTGCATTTGCAGCTTGTACATTTGCACCTGCAATCGTTACAGTACTGGCAAAATTTGCAGTACCTCCTACACTTAAAGCTCCTCCAATACTAGCAGCACCTGCAATTGTAGTTGTACCTCCTACAGCCAAGTTACCTACAAGTATCGTATTACCTGAGACACATACATCATCGTCAAACTCTGCCTTGGCAGCAAATGTAGCTATGCCTCCAACACCCAATGTACCAGTAAGAGTTGTATTACCAGCAATAGTAACTGTACTTGCAAAATTAGCAGCACCACCTACACCTAATGTACCTGTAAGAGTTGTGTTACCAGCTATGGTTACTGTACTTGCAAAATGTGCAGCACCACCTACGGATAATGTACTGGCAAGACTTACTGCACCTGCAATAGTAACTGTACTTGCAAAATGTGCAGCACCACCTACACTAAGAGCACCGGCAATACTAACTGCTCCCCCTATTGTAGTAGTACCCCCAACTGTTAAGTTACCTACAAGAATAGAGTTTCCTGATATACAAACATCGTCATCAAATTCTGCCTTTCCTGCCACGGTTAGTGTACTTAATAAATTAACTGCACCTCCTACACTTAATGCACCAGCTATACTTGTAGCTCCACCTATAGTGGTAGTACCTCCAACTGTTAAGTTACCTACTAATATTGTATTACCTGAAACACATACATCCGAATCAAACTCAGCTTTACCTGCCACTGTTACCGTACCAAGTAAATTCGTATTACCTCCAACACTAAGAGCACCACCAATACTGGCAGCACCTGCTACTGTTGCTGTACCTCCTACAGCCAGATTACCAACTAGGACTGTATTACCAGATACACAAACATCATCGTCAAACTCAGCCTTGGCAGCAAAGGTTGCAATACCTGTTTGTGCCAGTGTTCCACCAATAGATGCATTACCTGCTACATCCAGAGTACTTGCTAATGATGTTGCTCCTGATACACGAACCGTACCAAGAAAACCAGTGGCTCCTGATACAGTGGCTGTACTTAAGAAATTAACAGCACCTGCTACACTAAGAGCACCTCCAATTGTAACATTACCAGTAACTCGTAAAGCTGAAACAGAAACATTTCCTGTAGATGGAACATTGGTAAGATTAGCACCATCTCCATAGAAAGCAGAAGCACATACTCGTGCATTTGCTGCCTGTATACCAGTACCAACAATAGTAACTGTTCCTTCAATATTAAGATTACCACCTATGGATGTATTACCTACAACAGATAAGGCTCCTCCTACACCAAGAGAATCTCCCATTGTAACAGCACCACCTATTGTTGCTGTACCTCCTACAGTTAAATTACCTACAAGAACACTATTTCCTGATACACATACATCGTCATCAAATTCAGCTTTTCCTGCTACTGTTAATGTACTTAGTAAATTAGTAGCTCCTCCTACACTTAATGCTCCTGCTATACTGGTAGCTCCTCCTATAGTGGCCGTACCAGCTACAGCAAGATTCGTACCTATATTAACATCACCACTAACTGATACATCTTTCTTGAATGTACCATCACCAGATACAGTAACTGTACTTGCAAATGTGGCTGCACCTGTTCCTTTAAATGTACCACTTACTGATACATTACCAGCTATATCTAATGTACTTCCAAGACTTACAGCACCTGTTATGGTGGTAGTTCCACCTACGGCCAAGTTACCTACAAGTATAGTATTTCCACTTACACATACGTCATCATCAAATTCTACTTTACTTACAAATTGTGAGGTTCCACTTACATAAGCATTCCCCACCACAGATATATTTCCTACACAAACATTTCCACCGACACTTGAATCAACACCTGTAATATTTGAACCATCACCATAGAATGCAGAGGCACATACCTTTGCATTTGGAGCAGCAACATTTGCACCTTCAATACTTACAGTACCACCAATTCTTACATCACCAGATACAGAAGCATTTCCATCGACTCCAAAAGTACCAGTTGCTTCTACAGCCTGAGTTGAAAACTTTATAGCTATATTTGTACCATCACCTGTTTGTAGTTGTGTAAGATCATTATCTACACCTTCATTGGTACTAACAGCCATTTTAACTAACTGTTTATATGTATCAGATATTTGTCTTCCAGTTAATCTACTCATATTGTTTGCCACCATTTATCTTCTGCATTCCAAGTATTAGAAGCAGCTTGCCAATCTACTTGTCTACCACCAGTATCAGGGCGTGGATTACGTATTGTTGGGTCATCTCTTACATCAGGTACTTTATTCTGAGGATGGTTCTTTAGATCATATTGACCATCAAAGTCTTGTGGGCATACTAGCATCCCATAACTATTCAATTTCATTACTCTATGTGGATAAACAAATCCACATGTATCACACATTGCCAGAGCATTTTTATTACTTGCCATTAAATATAACCTAACTTTGGTCTAATAAATAGATTTGCTCTTTCTCTATCTTCTTCCATTGCCGTCTTTAGTAGTTGTTCATAATTGGACTTTAACATTCCTATACGATCTCCTTCTATACCGGGAGTCTTCATGGAAAGATAATAAGACAGACCACATGTAAGTGGTGGAAGAAATCTTTTAGGCATATCTGCATTCTGATCGGCAGATTTATTTACATCTTCCAGTTCTCTTATACCTTCAATATTTAAAATATCAGTTGAATTTTCAGGAATAGGCCAAAGATATATCGTAGGATTATCTCTATCTCTCTTTATACTAAATTGAGTAGATCTTCCTGTTTGTGTCTTATTAGGCACAAGTTGATATTCCTCAAAGCTAATTCTTTGAAGTTGAATATCTGTATCGTCCCTGCGTAATATTACTTCCAATGCATCCAATGTACTATCAGATAGTGCATAGGTGGTAGTACTTGTAATTACCGTTACCAGAGTTGTATAGGTAGACCAGAGAAGAATACCTCTGTTCTGCCAATCCTTCAGCATCAGATTAATGGATCGACGAGCAGAAGCAGGAGTATGACCAAGAGTTTGTTCTCCCCCAATCATCTCCGTAGCTTCTTGGATTACCTCATCTATATCTAGGTTAAAGTTAAATGTTCCTGACGTTGCCATATTAATTATTTCTTCTTAGTTGTTTTTTCACCCATGAAAAATCCTGCAACACCTGCCATTCCACATGCAA